AGCGAACGGCATACATCGAACTATACGGCACTTGAATATGATGCAACGATGCGATTACCAATCACTACAACCATAGACGCCCGGGACAGATTGAAGGTAACAAAACGGTTCGGGGAAACATTATCGACGGCTTTAGTATTTGAGATTGTTGGACCTGTTCAGCGGGGACCAAGTGGCATAAGATTGTTATTGAAACGAGTTGAAGCATGAGCAAGGGCGTAAAGGTTATTAAGCTGGATGATAGGTTCAAGGCTGTTATTGCCGCCGCAAGTGGTGACAACATTATGAAAGCCCTGCTTGCTGGTGGTGAAGTTGTGCGCAATCATGCCAAACTGAACATTCAGGCGCAAGAGCTTGTTGATACCAGCAATCTATTGAATAGTATAAGCGTTCAAGAAGGATCATTCGGTAAGTCAGACGCAACCGTTGAGATTGGTACAAATGTTGAATATGCCGCTATCCATGAATTTGGGGGAGCTATCCATCAGACGAACGCATGGGGTAAGGGCATTGAACAAACTATTCACATTCCAGCCAGATCTTACCTCAGACCTGCACTTGACGAAAACGAAAGTGATATAAAAGATGCCGTTAGTCAATCATTAGTCGATCAAATAACTGGAGTGTTGTAATGGCAACATTGGAAGAAGGCTTGATTAGTTACCTGGAAGGATATACCGGATTGTCTACTTTGGTATCAACAAGAATTTATCACATGACCAAACCGCAGAAAGTCGTATATCCGTGCGTAACATTACAGCGCATTGACACGCCATTTATTCACACCATGCAGACCAGCGGAGCTACAGGAAACCTTATTACACCTCGTTTTCAGTTTGACGCTTGGGCTTCGACTTATTCAGCGGCTAAGGCAATCACAGATCAACTTCGGGCAGCATTGAACGGTAAGACGGGATCAATAGGAACCGCGCCGGATGCCGTAACAATCAGATCATCATTGCAAAGCACAGAACGACCATCGTTTGATGCACTTGTGGAGATGTACCGTAGCATGAGCGAGTTTGTAATCATGCAGGAGGACTAATTTATGGCTAAATATGATGCTTTTGGTACACAATTAAAAATGGGTAACGGTACATTCCAAGTAGAAACTGCTACCGTAGTAGGAACGATTACAGGATCAGGTAACGCTACCTTTACAATTACATCAACAGGAATGGCAGGCACTCCGCTTGCTATCAGTGTCGCTGTATTGGTAAACGATACACCATCAATGGTAGCAGCTAAAGCGCGTGCTACCATTGGGGCAACCGCAGCCGTAACCGCTATGTATCATGTTGGCGGTTCAGGGGCTGAGGTTGTATTAACCAGAAAAACAGCAGTCGCTAATGTAGCAGATTTGAACATAGCATACACAAATAATACCTGTACTGGATTGACGCCGGATGCCACCAGTGATAACACTGTTGTTGGCGGACTTGCAGAGGTATTTACAACCATTGCACAGGTGAAAAATATTTCAGGTCCAGGAATGTCATTAGACGTTGAGGACGTGACTACCCATGATAGTACGGGGTCATGGGAGGAAGTTGTCGCAACCGTTCTAAGAAGTGGAGAGGTCACACTGGATTTAGTGTGGGATCCAGCTTCTGCTACTCATGGATGGGGTATTGGATTGTTGGCAGTCATGCCACGACGCGCAACCCGTAATTTTCAGGTTATCTTCCCAGACACAGGGGCTACAACCTGGAGCTTTGCCGCTGAGGTGACGGGATTTGAACCGGACGCACCACACGACGGGGCATTAACCGCGAGTGTGTCACTTAAATTAACAGGGTCAGTGACCCTGGCATAGGAAGGATAAAAAATGGCTAAATATGCAGCTTTCGGAACTTTATTGAAAAGAGGGGCGACAGCCGTTGTCGCAGTAACCTCTATTTCGGGACCAGGTTTATCGCTTGATACCGAGGACGTAACCACTCACGACTCTACAGCAGCATGGGAAGAAGTGGTTGGTACAATTTTGCGATCAGGTGAGGTAACCATTGATATTGTCTATGATCCAGCCGCCGCAACACATAAGAACGCAGCTGGCGGGCTGTTGGCTGATTTGGTTTCCAGAACTGCACAGACATATTCGTTGACATTTCCCGACACGGCTAACACGGTTTGGTCATTCAGCGCATTTGTAACAGGCTTTGAACCAGACATGCCAGCTGATGGTGCTTTGACCGCTTCCGTGACAATGAAGATTACAGGACAACCAACGCTTGCCTAATTGAGGATTAAGGAGATGAAATGAGTGTATTAACAAGAGATGATATTCTGCAAGCCGATGATATTAAGCGTGAATTAGTCCACTTGCCTGAATGGGGGGGGGATGTTTATGTCAAAGGCATGACCGGAGCAGAGCGCGACAAATTTGAAGGTTCATTGATTACCATGCGTGGTAAAGATAAACAGATGAACATGGCTAACATCCGTGCTAAGTTGGCAAGTATGACAATCTGTGATGATAAAGGTAAACGATTATTCAACGAGAACGATGTACAAGCATTATCACAAAAAAGCGCAGCTGCATTACAACGAGTGTTTGCAGTAGCACAAAGGTTATCTGGTATATCAGATGAGGACGTGGAGGAACTGGCAGAGGAATTAAAAAATGACCCTTTCGACGGTTCACCTTCCGATTAGCGCTTGCCCTTAGAATGACGCGGGCTGAATTGTTAAGCAGGATAAGCAGTGCGGAATTAACAGAATGGATGGTCTACTATCAAATTGAGCCGTTCGGACAGGAAACACAATATATCGGTCCCGCGATAACCAGCGCAATTCTAGCCAACGTCAATCGTAAAAAAGGTGACAAGCCGCACTCAGCCGATGAATTCATGCCAAAGTTTGAAAAAGAAGAAAAGTCACCTGAACAAATGTTGAGCTTTGCAGCGATGATAACAGCCGGATTAGGTGGCACGATTGGAGAACCTGAATAATGGGAAATACAATTCTAAAGCTGCTGGTATCGTTAGGGCTTGATTCATCTGATTACACCAAAGGACTTGACGAAGCAGAAGGGAAAGCCAACAGAACATCGAAAAATATAGTCAACGGATTATCAACCGTTGGCAAAGGCGTAGTAATAGCCGGAGCGGCCGCTGGTGCAGCTGCAACGGCTTTTATTGCATCAACTATTGCACCAGCTTCGGATCTTGCTGAAACAGTGTCAAAGGTCGGGGTAGTATTTGAGAATTATGCAGACAGCGTAATCAAGTTTGGTGATAACGCGGCCGAGTCAATGGGTATGAGCAAGAACGAAGCATTGGCAGCCGCCGCAACTTATGGCAATCTATTCAGGGCAATGGAAATTAGTACAGATGCATCATTTGATATGTCAACAGGATTGGTGTCATTAGCGTCTGATTTAGCATCATTCAACAATATGGATCCAACTGTAGTATTGGATAAATTACGTGCAGGGTTATCAGGTGAAACAGAACCGTTGAAAACATTAGGCGTCAATCTAAACGCCGCAATGTTGGAAGCAAAAGCACTTGAAATGGGATTATGGGATGGCGAAGGGGCAATAACAGCCGCCGCTAAAGCTCAGGCGTCCTATGCCTTGATTATGGAGCAGACCACATTAGCACAAGGCGACTTTGCGAGAACATCCGACGGATTAGCCAACCAGCAAAGAATTATTGCCGCTAATTTCAAGAATATGAAAGCCACTATCGGTACGGCACTACTTCCCATGATTGAAAAATTATCAAGTACGCTAAATAGTGTTTTCAGTAATCCGGCATTTCAAGCAGGACTGCAAAAATTAATTAATGGTTTGGGTCGCTTTGCCAGCAAGGTTGTTGAAGTCATTCCTCAGGTAATTGATTGGTTTGGAAAAATGGGTGCGTGGTTTAGTGAAAATCAAGGCGTGATTGTTGGAATACTGGCAGCAATAGGAGTTGCAGTAGCAGCATTTGTATATACAACCGTAATACCGGCTATTGTATCAACAATTGTAGCAATGGCACCTGTGTTGTTAGTCATGGCAGCCGTTGCAGCTGTTGCCTATTTAGTGTATGAAGCCTGGACAAATAATTGGGGTGGAATACAAGATAAACTAAAATCAGTATGGGCTGTAATCCAACCTATATTTCAAACGATTAAAACATGGTTACAAACCAACATACCAAAAGCCATTGATGTATTGACGTCTTTTTGGAATGATAAATTATTGCCAGCTATTCAGGCGGTATGGGCGTGGATTAAAACTAATCTATTCCCGTTATTTGATGCACTTGCCGAATTATTAGAGGTAACCGTAGGATTAGCACTAACAGCATTAGCTGGATTTTGGCAGAATGTATTACAACCTGCTATTCAGGATATGTTTGAATGGTTTAATGATAAACTAATGCCAGTGCTAAAAGATGTTGCCGGATGGTTGAAGGATAAATTATCCCCCGCGTTTGATGGAATTAGCACTGCAATCAGTAAGGTTATCGGGTGGATAAAAGGTCTGACTGATAAGCTGAAAAATATAAAGTTACCAGACTGGCTAACACCTGGTTCACCGACCCCGTTTGAAACCGGATTATGGGGCATTCAGGATGCATTGAAATCAATCTCGCGGACATCGTTACCAGCTTTTCACGCACAACTTGAATTTGACAACATACCATCAACTGTTGTGAAAGCTAATGTTGGGGTCGATGGTCAAACAACCGGAAACAATTATTACACAACCGTCTATTCCAATTCATCACCGGATGAATTCAGCCGTTCTATTGATTTTGCGAAAGGATACGCCTTAGCATGACAGTAACTAAAGAAAAATTTTATATTATCAAGCCAAAGGCTGCAACGAACCTTTGTACTAACCCATCGTTTGAAACAGGAACGACCGGCTGGACAACGGGCGGAACAAACACAATCGCAACGAGCGCGGTTCAGCAAAGACGGGGTGTGTACAGCTGCAAATGCACTTATACCGACAATGATTTATTAGCCAGTTACGCTATTACCTTGACAGACGCTGACCACGTGGCAGCCATGGATATTTATATTCCATCAACCTATACGGGGACACAACTAACGCTCACATGGACGGGTTTTACATCTGGTACAGTTGTCGCTGGACTTGCAGACATGACCATCAAAGACCATTGGCAACGGGTACACTGTCACATCAACCCTGACAGCGGAGATTTGGCTGGTACTTTGACATTATCCGAAACAGGA